TCAGGATTACCATATCCATCTACCGGATATAAAAACACAGAAGCATCTGTCAAACCTGTGTTTGTGTTAGTGTCTGCAGAAATGTCAAATCGTTTACCTTGTTCGGGGTGATTGATTGCACCTGCAATGTTTACCCAATTGAAATGTTGGGATGTGTTCAAAACTAATTCACGTGCCACTGTCGCTACACCGGAGTGTACTCGAATGTCGTCACAAATTAGCATGATTTTTTTCCGCTCATTTTGCGGTAAGTACTTAAAACTTGAATTCATATAACTATTTTGTTTTAAATGTAAGAAATTACTCTTCGGTCTCCCAACTTAAATCATTGTGGTTGTGGATTTGTTTTCTGAATTCATCACTTGTTAAGTAAAGATGAACTGCTCGTTCGCTCAATTTTTGGAAGCTAAACTTTCGTTTAATGCATTCTACTTTGAATTGCTCAAACAAGTCTTTGTCTAGCTTGACACTAGTTAACTGTTGGTTTTTTTCACTCATAGATTTTATTTTTATGTTATCGGATATACATATATGAGGAGATCAGTAGGTCGCAGAACATAGATGAGTTTTATGAAAAGGACACCATTTACAGTTATCATTTTTTCTTGGTTGGTGCTCTACATCTTTAAAACCATTGCGATCAAATGCCTGTTCTAAAAATGCATTAATAGTTTTAGCAACTCTATTTAATTTTACTTTACCAGATGTTGGTTTGAATATTTGAACGCGTTTAATAACATAAATATCACTTTCAAATACTTTACGTTTCACGATCATAAACTCAATATCAATATTGTCTATTGGGAAATTGTATAGTTCAGAGAAATACTTTTTGTAGGTAATAAGTTGGAGTTGTTTGTTTGGATCTCCTTTTTCTTTCTTGCCCCAACCTTGTCTACTAGTTTTGATGTCAATGATCTTGATTTTGTTTGTTTTTTCGTTGTATAAAACAATATCTAGATACCCTTGAAACATTACATTTTGTAGTTTAGGGTTTGGAGTTACTATGATAGGAATTTCACATCCAATTAAATGCCATCCTCGTTTACCAAAATATTTTGATTTGTCCTTTGCTAACTCTCTTATGATTGCTACTCCGTCTTCATAGAACTCTCTTAATTCATCTGGGGATACAAAGTGTTGGTTGTTGTTTGCTTTGTATTGGGCTTTGTATTCTTCACGGAGTTTTTCCTCTAGAAATTCAGATGTATTTAAACGATCTGCTGCTGCTCCACTTTGCTCATACATTACTGTAAGGTAATGTTGGAGGGTTTCGTGTAGTGCAGTTCCAAAAACAGTATGAATGGAAGAGGTAAATTGCTTATGTCCTTCTCTATATTGTAGTGACCATTTTTTAGGGCACTCATTGAACATAGACATTTGAGAGTATGAAATAGACTTTTGGGTTGCATAATCTATTTGTGGGAGTTGTTTTTCTCTTACTTCTTTAAGTATAACAGGAGGTTTCTTTCTCATAACTTAAAGATAAAAAAAGAGCTTGAAAAATCCAAGCTCTCTTAATTTTTTGAAAATACCTTTGATAGCGGTGAAAAGTATTCTCTTGCTATAACTAGCAAACGGTCCTAAGCCGTATCGTAAATTATTTTATAATACCTGCTCTTACTTGCAGCATTTTGCGTTCAGCGATTTCTTCTTCAGAAGTTCCTACAATTGCATTGTAGTTGTCCATTGTTAAAACTTCTCCTTCTTCGCTTAAATCGATGATATTTTCTGCTACGTTGTGTAGGTCCATATCGGTTTGAGCATCTTCTCTAGCATATTCGAGTAAACGAATAAATAGAGGAACGTCTACTGTAATTGTATCTTTTGGGTTCATCTTAGTAGTTTAGACATTAACGATAATCATTGTAGTAAACAGTTTTACCTGCTATATCAATTGATTCTACTTCATTATATGGATCTTCTTCAGGGAATAGTTCTAACATATGTTCTTTATCAAAAGAAACATCTATACCTTCTTCTCCTTCACCTGCAGTTGCTACTTTAGGATCACCTATGATTTCAAACCCAGAAAAAACATCACCTAATTTTTCTTTAACTTCATCCATATTTTGATTTAAAAAATCAGCTATATTTTCACCCATTTCCTCGTTGACATCTTTGATATCGTCTCTTTCTCGGTTTGGTTTGATTTGGTAACGCTCACCTAAGAAATGTTCAAATGCCATTTCATAATCTGCTTTAGCACGAGATGGGATTTGGTTGATAGCTCCAACTCCTACAATTCCTCCGATCATATGTTCGTTAAGTGCTTCAGTAACCTGACCTTTTTTAAGCATATCTGGTTTGATGCGGAGAGCAAAACTTCCAAGGCTAGCGTTTTTCATTCCGTCAAAATTAACTTGGATTTCTCCATCTTTTTCTAGAAAGTCAAAATGACCTAAAATTAAATTCTGTAATTTAGTCATTGTATCTTTAACAGTATTTTGATCAGAACCAATTCCTCTAACACTGATTTTGCCACTTTTACTATCACTATAAAGAGTAAATGGAGCATTTTTATCAGCTCCTATTACTTTTCCATCAATTTGAAGCATTACATTATACTTATTAGATTTGATGTATTGATAAATCTGTTTAGCAGCATTGCTTAACATTAAATTACCTGGTTCTGCTTCTTTTAGTTTTTCTTTATACTCGCTTTCTGTAATCACACCAGCTAGCATTTGCATGCGTAAAGTTTCTTTATCCATTTTAAGTAATTTTATTATAAATATTATGAGTTTTTTGCTTCACGCACTACCTTTAGGGTTTTTTGCATATATAAAATATCATCCATTTTTTCCTGGATGGAATGTTCTAGCCAGTCCTCTAAAGATAGGTCATTGCGGTCTAGGTCTGTTCCATATTTGGCTTTACCTACTGTTGCTCTGTCAATAAACTTATCGATGATTGAATCTACAACCGAATCTGTTCGTTTAACAGTTCTTGTATTAAATGATTCTATTTTATGTCTTCCGATGTCTGTATTATCTGTCATTTTTTTAATAACTTAGTTACTTCTTTTTCTTCCATCCCCATAGAGTACAAAACATGTCGTACACCATGTTCGCGTAGAATATCAATGTATTCTTCAGCTTCGCCTAAACTGCATTCAAAATGTTTTGCTACGTACTCTACCAAAGTAGCAGGCTGTCTCTTTGTTCTTGACTTGACGTACTTCAAGAACGTTTTAGCTTTTGGGATCATCTCTCTATAAATTGTATATGTTTGTTGTTTGTTCTCGTATGGTAGAGTTTGAACATAGTTTGCCAATTCAACAAAACGTATATCCATTGATACGTATTTATGGACCAACCAAGAATTCCAAACATTCCATGATTCTTCCGAGATCTCTTCAACTGGAGTTTTGTGGAGGGTAATCTCGTTAAGCCATTCAAATATTGTTTTTATTTCCTTTTTGGCGGTTTTCATTTATAGAGAGTGGTTGTGTGTTTGTATAGTTAAAACATTCTTTAATTTCTTGTTCTTTTGTTAAATCAAATGTTGATATTGGTTGTTTATGATCTATCTCCCAATAGATTCCATAATTTTCCCAATTCATATTTTGATCAAATTGTTGCTCTAAATATATAATATATTTTTCAATAGGGCAACCTAAAAGTTCTTCACTTGAATTACTTTTATTTTTTAAAGCCAAATTTATTCTACTTCGAATATTTTCTTTTAATCGATATTGAATGTTAATTTGTCTTTGATTTTGGGCCCATTTACGTTTATATTCTTTATTTTTTGCATTAGTTTCCTTTATTTTATCTCTATTATTTTCCCTCCATTTAGCCCAATATCCAGTTTCTTTAACATATTGTTTTGTTCTATCTAACTGTTGTTGTTTGTGGAGAGGATCATCATGGTACCTTTTTTTGTTTCGTTCTCTGTTTTTTTCTCGATTACATACTTTACAGGTACCATGATTAGATCTAAAATATTCGTCTAAAGGTTTTTCAATTTGACATATGTTACATATTTTCATATCTTTCCGTTTATTATACATATTGGAAGGATACAAATCTATGCATATTTCTTAGATGTCAAGGGCAATGTCTTTATATTCCTCACGAATGTCTGGTGGAAGTGTATCTAAAATGATTTTTTTAGATTCCAAATCATAGAATACTGGGATTGGAATGAGTGAATCCTCATCTGCTCCAATTAAAAATTTAGATACTTTACGTAGGATAACTGCTTGTCCAAACAATTGTCCTCCATCAAAACCGGTTACGGCTGTTGTGTTTTTAAAATCGATGTTTAATCTAGGTTGTTCTTGCAT